TCCCTGACCAAACAGGAATAACCCCATGCACCAGCTAACAGCGAATCACCGCCCTTGCGGTGTGACGGTCACCGGCTGGCCTGAAGAAAGCCAGCTTATGACGCCGGACGACATTCTGCGCATCGCGAGAGCGGTTAAGCAGATGGCGATCAACCAGTCCCAGGGCGCCGATGGCGTTCGGGTCTACCCGGAGGATGAGCCATGCCATTCGACGAAAGCCCCGCAGTCCGCCGCATAAACGCCCTCTGCTCTCCCGCGCCAGCACGCTACCTGCACATTCCCACCGGCATTCACTGGGTCGTCATCGACAGCCTGGGCAATGTCCTGCAACTCGAAAACATCGAGCGCCGGCGCCGACTGATAACTGTTTCTGACCTCGAAACCGAGGCCTGGAGAAAGCTCCCATGAACAAAGCAAATGAATGCACCTGCCCTTCTGGCGACGGCTCCCTCGTCCATCCGTGCCCGGCACATCCTGCGGTAGAGCAGGCAGGCGCGAACGTCGGGCATGGGCACGTCTTCCCACGTGCTGACGGAGTGAAGATGCGGTGCGGCGGCCCTGGACTCTGCTCGGAATGCACTGCCGACGCTTCCCGTGCCCGCGCCGCCCTGGCGCAACCCTCCCCGCCGCCCCATCCGGCGTCTGAGCTGGACTTTTCAAGGCCGCTAGAAACTGAGAACGGCGACCCTGTGAAATGGATATGCGCCGACGTCATCGAATACAAGAGTGCGCGCGTATGCGTCGCCAAAGACACTGGACTTGTCTATAGCTCGCCATACATCGGTCTGAAGATTCGCAATGTGATGCCAGAACAGGCAGAGGCGGAGCGGCCGGAGGGGCCAACCGAGGACGAGCTTGAAGCAGCCGGGCTCGGCTACCCGCTGCACAAGGAAGAAGCGGTAAAGCTCTGGTATTCCGGGTTCCGCTCCGAGGTGATCACCGTTCTGGAGGCGTGGGAAGCCATCGGCCACGACATCGGTATGAACCCGGACAAAGGCGAACTGCTGGATTCGCTGCGCTACATGCTGGAAAAGTGCGAGGCACATGACGCCGCCCTGGCCAGGGTCGCGGAGCTGACTGCAACCCGCAATCGCTACGGGTTAGACGCCCACTACTTCAACAAGAACCTCCAGCGCATCCTGCGCGACTTCGAGAGCTTCACGCCCGACGAACTCGCTCGCTCCCTGATCATCCTGGCTAAGGTCGCCGACGAAAAGGTCGTAGCCCAGGCTCAGCACAGCGTGCCGGAGGGGTGGAAGCTGGTTCCGATTGAGCCAACTCAAGCCCAGTTGAGCGCAGGTCAAACCGCGTGGCTTGCCGATCCGATGCGCAGATCGACAACCTTGTACCGTGCAATGCTCGCCGCCGCGCCGCAGCCAGTAGCGGAGGGAGAGTGACCATGAAGCAATCCGAATTCCGTGCCGAGTTGGTCAAGATCATGCCCGGCTACAACTGGACGGTCCATAAAAGCCATTCGCCAGATACGTACCTGATTGCGACAGGCATCCAGTCCAGCGGCTCAAATCGCCTTTCAACGCTGCGCGTCGAGCGTCGTGAGGCCTATGCCGGCAGTGGATCGGCGCGATACGAGGTTAAGAGCGCCGGCTACGGAAGACGCGCGCCGTGGCTCAACATCGCCGCTGATAAGACGCTCGCCCGCGCCCTTCGCGCACTGCAAGACCACTACGAGCGAACCGCAAGTCTGTACTGGTCGCATGCTGGACACATGAAGACGGGGCGGAAAGCCGTTGCCGCCGCGCCCGGCAAGGAGGGGGTGTGATGGCTTTTCTCTTCGCATCTGGCGATCCGCGCGGCGAACCGAAGCTGACGCTTGAACAAGACGAATTTGGAAAATGGGAGTGGCATGCATGGTGCCCGCTCGGTGCTCGACCTGAGCGCCAGGCGCAAGCTCATGCCTTAGCAGAGAAACTCAACAGCCCGACTGGGCGCCTCAGCAGGCCTCGTCATGAGTCGATGCCACCACGAAAGGAGGTAGGTCATGAGTGAGGTGAAGAAGATCAGCCCGGTTGGAAATATCTATGGCTGGGAAGAAAGCCAATTCGGGGAGTTCGTCCTTAGCCAGGACTACGAAGCGCTCGCCGACGAGGCCCAGGCGCTCAGGGAGGAAGTCGCGGCCCTGAAGCACAGCCAGCAGGTTCTAATTGGGAGCCGTAACGCGCATCGGGACGAGCGTGATGCTGCACTCAAGGAAGTCGCGGACCTGCGAATGGCGAGAGACGATTTCAAACTCGAACGAGACCTCGCTCGAAAAAACTTCTGCGACGAGCAGGCAGCGAATTATCAGTTGCAAGCGCACTTGAAAGCCTGCCTCGGCGAACTATCGGAACTGCGCGCAAGGGTGGTGGTTGTGCCTGATGCGAGCACGGTGTACGCGGCGCTCGATGCTCGGGAGCGGTTATTCACAAGCCCTGAGAACATTCAGGTAGCTCTGGAAGCTCAATCGCGCATCAACGGCAAGACTGTCAGCGAGGGGCTGTTGCGAAAATGGCTGGAACTGATGGAGCACGGCGACTACCGCGAAGGTCATTGCATGTGCGGATCGCCCGTTGATTCCCACGGTATCGGAGATGGCCATACTCCGATAGATGCTGGTGAGTACTACGCAGGCCAAGTGATGGAAGAGCTTCGCGACCTGCTGAGCGAGCAGGAGGGAGGTAACGATGTCAGCAATCATCAGTGAATGCGGCCGGTATCGGTACCGGCTGGAGCGAGATTGCTGCCCGCCTTTTGAGGGGAGCAAGGTGTACGCATATTTTGGGGTCAACCCCAGCACCGCGGACGCCAGCATCGACGATGCAACGGTACGCAAGTGGCGCGGCTTCACTCTGCGCAACGGAGGTCACCGGTTCATCGTCGGCAATGTGTTCTGCTACCGCGCCACTGACGTGAAAGAGCTTCGCAGGCAGGATGATCCGTTTGGCCCGCTGAGCACGGAACACTTCCGCGCCATCGTCGCAGACGCCGACATTCTGGTTCCATGCTGGGGGAGCCTCTCAAAAATGCCGCGTGATCTGCGGGGCGCACCTCCCCAGCTCCTTCATTGGCTGATCCGATCTGGAAAGCCAGTCATGTGCTTCGGAGTAACAAGCTGTGGACAACCCAAGCACCCCCTCATGCTTGGATACGACACACCCCTGACCGCGTGGCCGTCATAGCCACCCATCGCCAACTGCTGTACGCATATACAGCAATTCGGATAATGGGCTACCCACTACCCGGATTGCATATGCGCACGAAACCCTTCCGCCCGCCTCAGCGGCATGAGATCGCCGGCCTCCGCTACTACCGCACTGCCTCGGCCTATAACTGGCTCGGCATCACCATGGCGCACCCGACCCGAGCAATCCAGTTGCTGCTCGAGCAGTGCGAGCCAGACGTGCTCTCGCCGATGTTCGAGATTGAGATCGACGCGATCCTGAGCCAAGCCGACGAATACGCAAAGACCGGCCAGGTGCTCGAGCGCGAGCAACTGCGCGAAATGCTCATGCACCTGATCGCCAAAGCGGCGGGCGAGTAACCCCACGAAACCAACGCATCCGACCCTCGGAGGACCAACCGTGGACAACGACAACGAAACACTAGTCGCGCTGCTGATCATCGCGCTGATCGTCTTCGGCATCTTCCGGATAGTCGGGGACTTCAAGAACCTCTACGAGCAGACCGAGTTGAAAGGACAGGAGTTGAGCAGATGGAGCAAGCAATGAACAGGCGGGAGGTGACATTCCTCTCAGCCGTGGATGCCAGCAAGGTCGAGATACCGAGCAACGTGATCAGCATCGGCAGCAAGGGCGATTGGTATGACTTTGCCTGCGATCACAAACGCGTTCTCCGGCTGGAGTTTGATGATGTCGACGGGTACTTTGGAAGCGATGGCTTTCGAGTATTCAGCCACATTGACGCCAAGCAGATCCACGACTTCGTGAACGAGTGCGGCGATGAGCCGATCATCGTCCACTGCCAAGCAGGCATGAGCCGATCCGCCGCAGTCGCTAAGTTCCTGGCCGACAAGCGCGGCTACACCCTGAACCTGTCGAAGCCTTGCCTGGGCACCACGCAATTCTACAACCGCCATGTCTACGGAACGTTGAACCTCAACGATGCCGAAAGCATGAGCGCCTATTACGCCGAGATGGAGTTGGCCGACCGGCTGCGTGGCCACCCAAAGGAGTCCTGACCGTGCCTGACATGAGAGAAGAGTTTGAAGCGTGGGCTACCAAGCACCGGATGCCGATTCATCGCGACGGTGTTGTCACCGACTATGCAGCCAGATGCACAGATGAATGCTGGCAAGCCTGGAAAGCCAGCCGCGCGGCTCTGAGGGTGAGGCTGCCAAAGCCATATGGTAGCTCATCACTTGATGCTTATCCTGAGCTTGCCGAATTCAACCGAGGGATCAGGGAATGTCTAGCAGCCCTCCAGAAAGCCGGAATCGAGGTGAAGCCATGAAGACGTTTTTGAAGATGCTCGCATATTGCGTGCTTGGGACATCCATTGGAATTGCCATCAGCCAATGGTTCATCTTCGTCCTAGAGATGAGGCTTGGCGCCGCGCTTGGGTACATCGTTGGCCTTGGCCCTGTGCTGCTTGTGCTTTGCATTTTGGGCAGCTTCCTCCAATGGCTGATTCATAAGCACTTGGAGAAAAAGCAATGACCGACCACGCAGAGCTGCGGAGGGTGGCTGAGGACGTGATCCGAATTGAGCGGAGCGAGGATGAGCCGATCTCTGCTGCTTGGGATTTGTTCGATTCCGCCGCCAACCCCAAGACCATCCTCGCCCTGCTGGACGAGATCGACAGGCTGAGCGACGAACTATCCGCATGCACCGAGCATCCGGGCGGATGTGGGTATTGGCGCGAGGCCGCCAAGCGTAGAGCCGAAGAGCGCGACCGGCTGAGGGCGCAGAACGATGCGCTGCGGGGAGCGCTACATGCCGTTCAAGCCGAGGTCGACGGGAATCTCCGCCCACTTACCCGCGACCTCGTGAACATGGTCAGCGGCTTGAATAACGGCACTCACCCGAATGACATCTACGACCACTGCGACGAGATCGAAAGGATCATCGACGCAGCCCTAGAAGGAGCAACGCAATGAACGACCGCGAACTACTCGAACTGGCGGCGCGGGCGGCTGGAATTCCTGATGCATTGTATTTGGACTGTGTGGCACAGGATATGTACCACCCGAGAGACGGAGAAGCAGGCATTGAAGTAAACCATCGGGACACGCGATGGAGTTGTTTGGCTATTGACGGCGTATGGAACCCGCGTGATGACGATGGCGACGCGCTGAGGCTGGCTGTGCGTCTGAACATGGATATCCGCTACGAAAGCTATGACTCAGGTGTCGCCGTCATAGTGGGCGGCGCTTGGGATGGCGCGCCGGAAGCGGTACACGAAATATTCGAACGTGACGGCCCGCGTGCAACTCGGCGAGCAATCGTCCGCGCCGCCGCCGAGATCGGCAAGTCTATGGGAGGTGGGGAGTGATGAAACGGGAGGAATTCGAGAAGCGCATGGCCGGCATATTCGACCTGTCCGCTTACGTGGACAGCCAGGGAGACATCCGATATTCGGACAGCCACACCCAGGCTGCTTGGGATGGATGCCAACTGGTGGTGGATTTATTCGAGCCGGCGCCATCAGTCAGACAAGGCATGAGCCTCGACCACATCGGAAGGCTTCATGCCCTTGAGAAGCTGAGACTACGCATCGCCGCTCACATGTTCATCAGGCAGAACGGAGAACTGCTCGGATACGGCGTAACCGTCCCTGAGATGCGCGAATTCCGGGAACTCCTTATCCCGTTCAACGGCGAAATCAAGTAACCCAGCCGGGCGCCACTAGCTCTCCCTGAGCTAACCCGGCTGGGCGTCTAAATCCTACCAAAGGCCTGACCGGGCAGTTAACCCCATATTGCCCGATGCGGGCGCCCTGCCCGGCCAAGCCAGCACGAATTCTACCCTCCAAACCGATGCCGTTGATCGGCCAAGGTCTCGCTATGTCTTTGATTTCAGTTGAGGCGGCCGCCGGCATTCTCGGCGTGAGCCGCAGGACCGCGTACCGCTACGCGGACGAAAAGCTGATCCCAGTGGTCAGGTTCAAGAAGACCATCCGGGTGCACAAGGAAAAGCTCGAACAGATGCTTGAAGAGGAAGCCGCTGCTAGCATGCGCGACGCGGTCGGCGTACCGGAGGAAGTATGCCGTACAAGAGAAACGACTCCGCCTACTGGTGGATCTCTTTCAAATCAGCAACAGGAAAGCTTGTTAGACGCTCTTCTGGAACTGCCGACTACTCGGCGGCGAAAGCACTAGAGCAACAGGAGCGCGCGAAAGCGTGGAAGGAAAAGGAAATGGGCGTGAATCCGCCCAGGACCTTTGAGGAGGTGATCATTCCGTACCTGCAACACGCTCGCCAGCATCAGCGCAGCTACGAAACGACCGTGCACCGCATAAAGCCGCTGCGCGAGTATTTTGCCGGACGCGTGGTCAACGATCTAGGGGGCCAGGACATACGGGGATACGGAGCGCACAGGCTGGATGCCGGCGCATCCCCGGCAACCATCAACCGAGAACTCGCCGCACTGTCCGCGGCGATCAACCACTGCAACACGGAACTGGAGTGGGCCCTTCCTAACCCGGTGAAGGGGCGGAAGATGCGCGAAGCCGAGGGACGTGATCGTTGGCTGACCAGGGCGGAGGTCGAGGCCCTGTGCCGCGCCGCGCGCGTCCAGAAGTTTGGCCCGATGCTCGAGGATTTCATCCGCCTAGCGGTAAACACCGGATGCCGGCGGGAGGAAATGCTTGGCCTGGAGTGGCGCAGAGTGGATTTCGCCAATCGACTGATCTACTTGGAGGCATCCCACACGAAGGCAGGCAAGCGCCGGAGCATACCGATCAACGAAGGGGCGATGGCAGCACTAAAGCGACGAATGGCATTCAGGTCCGAGACCAGCCCGGAATGCCCCTGGGTCTTTGCGCGCGCTAACGGTGATCGAGTGGTATCGCTTTCGGCCGGCTTCAAGCAGGCCTGCCAGGCAGCGAAGATTGTGGACTTTACGATTCACGACCTGCGCCACACCTGCGCGGCCTGGCTGGTTAGCGCAGGAGTTCCGCTGGCAGACGTTCGCGATCTGCTTGGACACTCTACAGTCGCGATGACTGAGCGATATGCCCATCTTGCGCCGGCCAGGGTAAGGGATGCAGTTGGGGTGCTTGATCAAGTCCGTGAAAGTCGCATTTCACGTTCTGTTCACGTTGATAATCCAGCGTATCTACATGGAGGGCCGCTGAAGCTCGTAAACACTTGATTTAGAAGGTGGTGCGGACGGAGAGACTCGAACTCTCACGCCTTGCGGCGCTGGAACCTAAATCCAGTGTGTCTACCAATTCCACCACGTCCGCGGGACACTGCTTGGAAATGAAAACGCCAGGCCTCGGGCCTGGCGCTTCGGAATATGGGGTGGACGATGGGAATCGAACCCACGACACCAGGAGCCACAATCCTGTGCTCTACCAACTGAGCTACGCCCACCATATTACGACTTGCGGTAAAACATCGCCTGCTTCTTGCCGATTCGCCGAATGGCGCACCCGGCAGGACTCGAACCTGCGACCATCCGCTTAGAAGGCGGATGCTCTATCCAGCTGAGCTACGGGCGCTTTATTCATCTGCATTCAATGCTGAGCGCAAACTTTAAGCTCTGGCAATCACAAAGTCAGCAACCGACTTGCATTACCTCTTACCCTGCGTCCGGCTGTGCTCGGCAAGCGGGGCGCATGTTATACAGGGGACGAAAGGCCGTCAACGGGTTTTTTAAAAAAATTCAGCTATATAAAGGAGTTACGGCAAATCCGCGGGTCGCCTCCTTTGCCCCGGGCGGCGTCCATGCGAAAATGCGCGTCCTTTTTCCACCCGATTCGATGGTTACCCTTCCGACATGACCGCACAACTGATCGACGGCAAAGCGATCGCCGCCAACCTTCGCCAGCAGATAGCCCAACGCGTGACCGAGCGCCGCCAGCAAGGCCTGCGCGTTCCCGGCCTGGCGGTGATCCTGGTCGGCACCGATCCGGCCTCTCAGGTCTATGTGGCGCACAAGCGCAAGGACTGCGAGGAAGTCGGCTTTCTCTCCCAGGCCTACGATCTTCCCGCCGAAACCAGCCAGGACGACCTGCTGGCCCTGATCGACCGCCTGAACGACGATCCCGCAATCGACGGCATCCTGGTCCAGCTACCCCTGCCCGCCCACCTGGACGCCTCCCTGCTGCTGGAGCGTATCCACCCGGACAAGGACGTGGACGGTTTCCATCCCTACAACATCGGCCGCCTGGCCCAGCGCATGCCCCTGCTGCGCCCCTGCACCCCGAAAGGCATCATGACCCTGCTCGCCAGCACCGGCGCCGACCTGTACGGCATGGACGCGGTCGTGGTCGGCGCCTCGAACATCGTCGGCCGGCCCATGGCTCTGGAGTTGCTGCTGGGTGGCTGCACCGTCACCGTGACCCACCGCTTCACCCGCGACCTGGCCGACCATGTGTCGCGCGCCGACCTGGTGGTGGTCGCTGCCGGCAAGCCGGGACTTGTCAAGGGCGAGTGGATCAAGGAAGGCGCCATCGTCATCGACGTCGGCATCAACCGCCAGGCCGACGGCCGTCTGGTCGGCGACGTGGAATACGAGGTGGCGGCGCAACGCGCCAGCTGGATCACCCCGGTGCCGGGCGGCGTCGGGCCGATGACCCGCGCCTGCCTGCTGGAAAATACCCTGCACGCCGCCGAACACCTGCACGACTGAGGTCGCCGGTAATGAAAAGCCCCGCGACCGCGGGG